TTTGTAATCTTCTAATGAATCTTTACCAAAGATGGCATTCCATCTGGTAGCCCACTCCTCATCAGCTATTGACTTGGGACGCTGAGTGTGTCCCTTTCCACCATCACTCGTCATGATATTGCCACACCACTACAGGTGTGTCCTTTCCTATGTAAGCACCTTCAATATTAAAGTTGATGTAGTCGATAGCTTCTTCAGAATCCATACCATCTCTGATCATTAGTTGCTCAACCATCTTCTCACAATCGTAGACCAATACATCAACACGTTCCTTACCAATCCAAAGACTGGATGTGCCTATGATGGCACTGTCAAACCCATCCCACTTCTTCATAACATTGTTCCTTCCATAGCTGAATCAATCTCAAACATTCTGCCAGTGTCTTTGTTATAAAGCAAGCTGCAAGCAGGACCAGTCTGTCCACTGTAGCGGTTCTTCAACACCCTCACCTTGGTGGTGTTACGCTCAATAGGATCGTCAGCCTGACCATTCCTCTCAAGAGATACCACCATGTCACTTAGTTGTGCAATGGCAGCACTGCCTCGTAGCTGAGCTAGGCTAGTGGCTGCACCTTCTTCATGTCCCTTGTCTGATGGACGCTTGAGATGGCTAACAATGATGAGAGCTATGTTAGTTTCCTGCACAAGCATGCGAAGCTTGGTCATGATTTCATCAATGGCTTTGCGTTCATCACCATTGTCCTGACTGGATACGATGATGCTTAAGTGATCCAAGAATACATACTTACAGCCTAGTCCCTTAGCCATGTACTTCACACGATTGACAATGTTCTCAATGGCTGTTGACCCGAAGTGGTCAAAGAAGAACAAGCGTCCAGTGCCTAGTGTCTTTTCAAATGCGTCCTTGCGTACAGCATCAGACACCACTGATGTAGGTAGATGTAGTGGTGCATCAGCAGCTAGGCTCATCATTGACAGGCTAGTCTTACGCACACTCTCTTCAAGAAACATCAAGCCAATGTTGCTGTCACTATTCTGTAGCAAGTGCCATACAATTTCCCTTAGGGTTTGACTCTTACCTAAGCCACTACCCGCTGTGAATGTAACCAGTTCACCTGACCTAATGCCATAGGTAATTTCATTAAGCCCTGCCCAAGGATAGAAACAATCTGCTGCCTCCATTGGTGTAGACACCAAATCCCACAGGCTAGACCCACAGACAATTCCATCAGGCACGAAGGGTTCAGCAGCCCACCACCTAGAAACAAAGGCAGCTTCCTTGTTATCAGCAAGCCATTCGCATGCATCTTTATATTCAGGATCAGGTTTAAATATCTTGCACTTGCTGCCAAACAATTCAGCAACTTCCTTTGCTGCCTTCTTCCCTGCCTCATCACCATCGAAGCACAGCACAATGTTTTCAAAGCTGTTGATGTATTCGTAGTTGGCCTTGGCATCCTTCAATGCACTACCTGCACCTGTGCGTATAGACACGACAGGATATTTACTACCTGTCAATTGGTATGCAGCCAGTGCATCAAACTCACCTTCGGTGATGGTGAGGTACTTGCCATTGGATGGGTATAGGTTCTGTCCAAACAACGTACCCTTGCTCCACCCACCCACTGTTGTAAACTTCTTATCCTTCACCTCTCTACGCTTAGCTGCTACCAGTTGGGAGTTGCTATCGTAATAGGGGAAGTAGTAATGACCATCGCTACGCACAACGCCATAGCGTTCCATTGTTGCTTTGCTGATGCGTCTGTCAGACACACTAACACTGTGTCCTTCGTTGTAGCTTTTAATAAAGCTACTGGTATCTTTTGTATCACCATCTACATCTATCACTTCAAGTCTTTCATTGTTGGTTGATGGGATGTATGTATCACATACAAAACATTTGGTGGACATGTCTTCGTTGATGGACAAGCCATCACTGCTACCACATGTCTCACAAGGTAGGTGTGTTTTTAGAAATGCCATAGCCCTTGTAAGTTACTTTGTTAGTCTTGAGCACAGTGTCGTACCCTTGAAATAGCTTAGTCATTCTAGCATCGTGCATAGCATGAAGGCCAATTAATAAATTGGATATCTCATCTTCATCAGGTTTCTTTTCTCTGTCCATCAACACCCATAACACAGAGTCAATGTCTTCTCTAGTCATCCATGCTGCCATGATGAGGTCTTCTAGTTCATGTAGTTTCATGTGTTCTTTTCCTTCAAGGATTGCTCAATAGTATCCATCAACTCGCTGATGTTTGCGTAATGCAGGGTGATGTCAATCCAACTCACCTTAATTTTTTCTTTCTCTTCCTTCGTCAGTCCAACCCATGTGCGCTGTGGTGCAGAATATAAATGGGCTTCATGCTGAAACTGCTTGTCGGCAATCCAATTGACTACGCCATGACTAGCAAACGCTACAGGCTCTTGCTCTGGCTGAATCTCTTGACCAAGCCTCTGTACTTCAGACATAGCATGTTCACGCAAGGCAGCTTCCCATGCTGCCCATGCCCAGTATGCAGGACTACCTCTTCTAAATGGACTACTACGAATGATGTCCCTATCCCACCATTCATTAAAGTCTTTCATGTCAACAACTTCATCGTGTGTCATGCTTGCCTCTAGCTCTTATTAAGTCTTCATATTTACCCACACCATCCCAGAAACCATCTTCATATTCTGTTGACCGTTTACCCTGCAGCTCCACTTCTTTACGAAGTCCTGCACACGCCTCACGCTCCATGCGAATAGCAGCTTTGATGGCATTAGCTTCCCAGTTATAGGGCTGACCCTTCATAGAGTTCTCACGCTCAATGCGAGCAAACTCATCGTCTTCATCTGTGTGTATCATTTTGCTGCCTCCATATACAGACCCACATTACCCAGTGCATAACCAACAAAGGCTATGCCTAGCCCAGTGTTACCTTTGAATAGCAGATCCACTGCCACCACTGTATAGACAACACCAACAACAGCAATAAGCCATGCGCTCATTTGTCATCCTTCTTCATCACTTTAAACTCTTGAAGCACTCTTATGGTTGCTTTAATAAGTTCAACATCTTGAGATGGTTCGGGCAAACTACTTTCCCACCGAAGTAAAAACTCCAGTTCTTGTACAACCATAGCTTCAATTTCTTCTCTGTTTAATTCAGTCATACGTTTCTCCTTATCAATCTAGCATATGAATCTGTTTTACTACAATAGCTTTTTATCCAAGCCTTACTACTATCACGCTCATACATCCCCCTACATTTAGAACATCTGTACATCATGTAAGCCCCCTCATTTCCTGTGTCACTGTTGCACTACGCAATGTGTTCTTGATGTAGGGTGTTAGGCTCTGCGGTGTAGCATGGCCTGATACAGACATGATGTTGGTGATGGGTACACCCACCTCAATCATCTCAGTGATGGCTGTTCTACGCAAGTCCTGCAACACTAAATCACTAGGCAGATTTGCATCAGCTAAGATTTGCTTAGCCACTCTAGACAAGTTGAACAAACTGTAAGGTAGCAAGCCACCCTTCCTATCAGGAACATTGGATGGTGCAATGTATTGCTGCCAACCAAACTCAGCATGCTGTTGTCTCAGCATAGTTAGCAAGCCTTGGCTTGTCGGTATAGTCACCCTAGACCTACGCTTGCTTTGTTCCAAGTGCAACACACCCTTCTCTAGGTCTACTTGCTTCCATGTAAGCTTACGCATATCACCCATACGCTGTCCATATTCGTATGCCATCTGCACTATGAGTCCTACATTACGCCACTTGAATGTGCTGTAAGCAGTGTTCATGAATGCTCTAACATCTTCCCTTTCCCACACAGTTCTGCGAGGTTTGTCTGCTCTTCGTAGCACCTTGCTGAATGGGTTGTGCTTGATGTAGCCATGACGAATAGCGAAGTTGAATAGCAATCGATACACTGCCAATGTATGGTTAGCTAAGCTAACACTATGCTCAGCATGCTGTTCATATATCTTCTGACAATGCGGAGTGACTAAGCTACCTAGCTTACATTGATACAGAGCAACACCATTGGCCTTGCTATCCTTCCACCCCTGCAGGTAATACATGTAGTCACGCTGTGCCTTGATGCTCAGCTTGGTGAAGGTGATGTTGTTCTTGTAAGCTTTGATAAGCTCATGCACCCTTGTATCTTCAGAGATATCTTTAAGATATCTAAGCTCTTTGCGCCAGTTGTCTAGCTGTGCATTCAATTGCTCAGCTAAGACAAAGGCTTTGTCCTTCTCAGTGCCAAGCACACACCTAGCCACCACCCCTGCATCCACTGCATCCTGTGGTGGGTTGTACCTCCACTTGGTTATGCCTTCGGCAGCTTGAGCCAGTGTTACATATCTAGGTAGACTCATTTGTTTTCCAATTGTTTCTGTGAAAGCTTATCAATAAATGCCTGACCAAACTGCACACTAGCACAGTCTTCAATCCAAACATCATCAAGGAATGACTCCTCTGTATCCCCATGACTTGCTAATGGGAGACATGCTCATGCTTGTTCCCTTGCCTTCATCATTTGTTCAGCAAACCAATAAGCTTTGCTTGCCACTTCAGCATGTGGAATGCTCCACGCACTGGTCATCAGCACAGCCATAGCCTTAGCTGCGAAGTAATCACGCAAGGTCATGCCATCACTACCTAGTCCTGTATAGGGGAATGCTTGTTGCGGTTCAGTTTGTTTCATCGTCACCTCCTAGTGCATAAAGTGTTTCTGCCATAGCCAATAATTCATCATGCTTAACCAACTTGTTGAGCCATCGTTTAGGGATGTTGCTATACCCATAGATACGCCCTGCTAACATACCAGTGACAGCACCTACAGTGTCAGCGTCATAGCCTAAGTTGATAGCATGCACCACTGCATCCTCAAAGCTAAAGCTTAGGTCAACACTCTTCCATGCTTGAGCATAAGCATGCATGATGGTGTTCACAGTACGCTCACCATTCCTTGTGTTGTAGTTACGAATGCGGTTGTAGTTTAGGAACTTAGTTCCTGCCATACATTCCGAAACAAACCCTGCTGTACATTGAACAATGTTGTGAGTGCCATGTGTCATCAACGACACAGCCACACTCTCAGCAATGGCTAAGCCTACATCATTGTGGTTGGCTAACATGATGGGAGCTAGTCGCATGATAGTTCCATTGCCACTGGCATAGAAGTCTGTGCTTCCCATGTAAGGACGATCTGTAGTCATAGCATCAATGGCTGTTGAACAAGTACGTCCTATGTCAAAGACATAATCTCTAGTGCCAAAGTGTCCTGTCTTCTTCCACATCTTAAAGTTGGCAGCAATCTCGCTTGGTGCAAAGCCACCCTTACTAATGTAAGCATCAGCAATTGCAACAGCCATAGCACCATCGTCTGTCCACTCACCAATGGCAGTGTCATGTACACCACCACCCACCATCTCTGATGTTACCTCTGTCATGTGTTCAGGACGAATGAATTCCAATGGAGCACCTAGTGCATCTCCAATGAACAAACCCATGAACATACCTATCGCATTATCTTTATGCATGTATTTCCTTGTATAGGTGGGGGTACTAACAACTACGGCTGATCATCACGGAGAAACCCCCGAGTCCGACATTCTTTTCCCCCCGTATCTCTTTAAGCGAAGGCAATGTCTTCGGCAATGTCCCACAACTCTGAGTTGATGCGGATGTTTTCTTTCACACTGCTAACAGGGCGAGCCTTACGGATCACACCATTGGGGTGCTTCTCAGACAGGCTCTTAACGAAAGCACTGCCACGAACAACACCTTCCTGAATGCGGTTGAACACAGTGAAGGCATCCATGTAGTTGTCTTCATAGCGGGAAACTTTCAACACATCAGCAATGGTTTGAGGGGTGGCATACACACCCTTGGTCTGCTCTTCGAGCATGTCCCAACGTGTCTCAACACCACGCTTAGCCATCAGCACAGACTGATGTGGGTCAAGTGTCACACCACGCAGTCTCTCAAGACGCTCCATCATGGTGGGCAATGTAGCCACAGTGTTACGAAGCATGTCTTCAAAGCCACTCAGTGCCTTGCTGTGGTAGATCCGAGACTGAAAGCCATCACCTGCAATGAGGCCATTGGCACAGATGAATCGGTAGCAACCTGCAAACAACTTCACTGAGCCAGTGCCATCGTGAGAGTTGTACAAGATGATCTCAGGACGAATGTCCTCAGTACCAAAGTCAATGTCCCATGTCTTAGCGAAGGCTAACATGTGGGCTGAGTGAGCAGGGTTGTTCTTACGGCTACGCTTTTGTGCTGCTTGCACTGGAGCATATCCATAGTCTTGCATCACTGTGATGATGTCGCTTGTGTTCAATGACACATAACGATCTGTAAGTCGGTCAGCCTTAGTTGTGCTGAAAGAAGCAGGAGCAAGCTGTTGAATACGCTCTGTTGTGAGAGCAGAGTTGTTAGCATTGCGAGAAAAAATTACATGAGCCATGATGTTTCCTTAAGAAAAGTGAATGAGTGTCAGCAACTGACGCTTAATTATAACCACAAAATTAGGGGCAGTGTAAATACCCCTACAGTTTACTCGGGCTTTCTAGCCAAAGGTATCACATCTGTCCAAGCGGCTAGATGAATAGTGTCTCCGAACATATCTAGGCAGTAGCTATACATGCCATCGATGTGATCGAAGTAGTAGACAACCTCAGTGCGAGGGCATTGTACATAGCTCTTAGGCTTCACTGAGTACAGTGGTTGCACTGGTTGCTTGTCGAAGTCCCTGATGTCCACTTCGCTTAACATAATTTTCCTCCTGTAATAGGTGTAGTCGTTTCATCTGAGTGCCTTTGGCATAGCCCTTGATGTAGTCTCTGCTCATCCACTGGTAGCTGATGCCTAAGTTGCGAAGGCCATGCACAAAGCCTAGCTGATAGCTAAGGTCTACATCCATATAGCCACCATTGCTATGCACCAACATAACCAAGGAAGCGAATGCTACGCACCCACTGCCGTTGATTGTGTCTATTGATCCGCTTCTCTACACCTTCGGTGTTGAACAGAGTGCGAACATGTCTTAACATCTTTGTATTCATTTTATTCCTTAACTATACGAAAGTTTCCGAAGCTTACCTGTTCCCTGTTAGCAAAGAACAAACCATCTAGGAATCGTTCCAGTGCCTTTGATGCATCAGGTAGTGAGTGATAACGCCTTGGCTTGAAGCTTCCACTGTCTGTCACATCAAACTCTAGGCAGTGCCACTTGTCACGCAGTCTGGTTTGTATCTTGTACATATGCATATCTTTCATAAGATTTAATTTTACTGTCACCATCAGTATGCTTAGTCACAAACTTAACTGAGACATTGTCAGAGTGCAATCGTTGCACTAGCAACGACAAGTCACAGTCTTCCTCAAGGTACACATTGTCCTTGTACTGGTAACTGTAGCTGCTTACATCAGGGGCAATGCCTAAGTTGTCTAACACCTTACGCTTCACCTTGCCCCATCCATGCCCTGCATCGGTGTACACAATGATGGTGAATGTCTTCTGTTCTGTCATGTTAGTTCCTCAATTGTTCCTGACAGTACCACTGTCTTACCAGTAGCACCAACTACGAAGCTAAGCTTCACGATGTTAGGGTGTGACCTGAGTCCACACTTAGTCATGTATGTTTCCATCTGTCCTCTTTCATCGAAAGAGTGTTGCCACCCATGTCCATTGCTGAACTCCCAGTGCAGGGTGTAGGGTGGTGGTAGCATAGCCTCCTCCGCTTTGATTGCCCACATCTTATCAATCCTCCCATACGAATCATCATGTGTCATTTCAATTCCTTCACAGGGACAGCATACCTATGTACCATATCCCCTTGTTTGTTAAACACATACAAGTGCAACACAGTGTTCTCCACAAGAGAATCAAGGTAGCACTCAACATATCCATTGTTCTTACCAATGTTAATCACTGTGGATTTAACAAAGTTATCCAAGGTTTCTACTGTCAGTTTCATTTTGTTTCCTTAAAGGTTATGTTCCATAATATATTTAGCATCCTCAATGTCTTTAGACAATGCCACAATCCAACTACCATCTTCGATGTACCTGCTAGACGATTCAGTTAGCTTCTTAAGCACACCTCGAATGTCAGCTTTAGCACCCTTAGCAATGACAGGGAACTGCTCATGCCGTTCCATGCCCCGAATGAACGCATACCAAACCTTTGACTTCGGGGTGTAGAAACTGGTTGCAATTTCTTTACGCTCCCAGTGCTTAGTGTAGCTAGGGTGGACATAAGCATAGTGTTGCCCAAAGATTCGGGCAGTTTGTTCCTGCTTGGTCACTGTCAATGTGTCGAGAACTTCTCTCGCCTCATTGAAGGTGTCCCATGTGTTGTTACCCTGTGCATCACAGGCATAGTCTTCATTGGACATCAGTACCATGTAGCCATCGGCTGTCTTAATTACTTGATTCATTCGCTCACCTCTTCAGTGCTATAAATTTCCCAGTCACCATGTTCACTGTTAGTGAATAGGCTACCCTCCATACCCTCTGCAATTTGTATTGCATCATCATCATCCTTGGCTTCTATGTAAGCAAAGAAGTAAGTGATGTTCTTAGCCCACACTTTGTATCGCTTATTCGTAGTCATCACATGCTCCTTCCATCACACTGTGCAGTGCCACACCATACATCAGGTCATCAGCACTGCTCTCGAAAGCTTTGCGAGTGTCCTCAATAAACTCAGCCACCACCTTAGCAGGATAGTCTTCGACTACTTCCCAAAGCACAATGCCTTCAACACGCCAATCAAAGAAGTCATGATTCAGTCTAGCTATGATGGCATCGTAAGACATGGTGTCAGGATGCTCAGACAACCATTGGTTGAGAGCAAACCTCTCACTCACCTTCATCTTCACAGGGAAGTCGAGGTCAGCACTCACCATGTAGAAGCATCGTCCATCACGAAGCTTCACATAGCAGTAGGGGTGAGTGTCAGTATCAACAGGGTCATTGCCCTGCACTGCATCCACTAAGTCATCAGCCGATAGGTAGATAACATCTACCAAAGTGTCGTAGCTCTCAAAGCTTTTCCCTGCAGGGACGGACATGCCTTCCTCTGCTAGGTCACTACGCATTCTTACCTTGTTCATACTGATTCTCCTTTGTATTCCAGTGCCAGTGTCACAATGCTATTTGCTACATCCTCCATGCTCTTGGCATAGTAGGGGTGAAGACGATAGTCTTGAAGGGATGCTTTGTTATTCAAGTCACCCATCCAAATGAAGTGGCTATCAAGTAGGAGGAACACCTCTCTACGAAGTAGTTCTTGTCTGTCCATTTGTGTTTCCTTTCAGGATTAGTTCTCGCTTAATGATGGGAAGGTAAACCTTGTTACCAAAGAATTGATGCTCAAACAATTGATCGTCAACGATCTTGTCTGAGTGTGCTCTCGCTGCTTTCATTGTCTTGAAAGAAGCAACAGGGCTAGTGCTATTGGGGTAGCACACAATGTAGTTGAATCTGTATCGCATATCACCACCAACTATCGTAGAACACTGCCTTGCCATCGGCAATGGCTTGCCTTGCTACCTTGACGAAGGTAGCTACGCTTTCGAGATCTTCGGAGTCTATCTCCTGAGCACCGAAGAAGAACCCATTGCGGGGTATCAACTTGTTGTTGCCAGTGTCCATCTC